GAGCGCACGTTGCGCGACCTTGATGTCTTTGACGTTGGTGAGGGTGTTGGACATGGCGAGTTATCAGGCTTGGTGTTTGAGAATGAGGGCTTGTTGTTCGGGGGTGAGCTTGCGCCAGAAGGCGGTCTGCTCGGTGGGATCGGTGATGGCGGCAAAGCGCGAGTGGAGATCGGCGGCTTGGTTGGTGTCACCGGCTGGGGTGACGCGGGCGGGCATCGTCGTGCCGGTGCTGGCAACGACGCGGGCGACTTCGAGTTGCAGCTTGCGGTCGAAATTCACCTGGGACGCTTCCAGTTCGGTGCAGCGGGATTGCAGCGTGGCGACTTGGCCGGCTGCGGAATCTCGTTGCGCGATTAGGTTGGCGGATTGGATTTTTGCCTCATCGCACTCTGCTTTGAGCGTATCGATTTCAGCGGCAAGGAGCTCCACTTCACCGCGCAGCGATTCGACGTGAGTCGATGCTTCGTTGAGCAGTTCGGTTTGGGCTTGGTGGTCCCGTGTGAGGTCATCGACCTGCGTGCGGGCTTCGAGGAGTTGGTCTTCGAGTGCGGTAGTCATCGCCCGTGATTTCGTGTCAACCGAGGTGTGATAAACTTTGAGTCGGCGCATGGCTTCGGCGCGGTCGGGGACCATGCCTGCGAGGTTGTGGCGTTGTGCCTGCTTGCCGCTGAAGGTCTGGCCTTCCATGGCCTCGGCGGGAATCGCTCGACCCCGGGAAAGCACGGCATCATGGAACTCGGCGGCGATTTCAGCGAGGTTCGATTGGATCAGTTCGCGCTGGTCATCGGTGAGTGCGGTGCCCGGTGCGCCCATCGCTTTGTATTTGCCGACGGAGAACACCTCCACCTTGATGCCTGCCTTGTCGATGGCGGCAGAACTATCCACCACCGCTTGCACCACGCCGATGGACCCAACCTGTGCGGATGGGGTGGCGTAAATGGCGCGGGCCTGACTGGCGATCCAGTAGGCGGCGGATGCCATTAGGCCGGAGGAGAAGGCATAGACGGGCTTCTGTTTGTCGAGAGATGCAACGGCAGCTGCGAGCTCTGGAGTGCCCGCCACCGTGCCGCCTGGGGAATCGATGTTGAGGAAAACCGCCTTGATGTCGGGACGGGCGGCGGCCTCACGCAATGCCTCGCTGATTTCTTCAGAACTGGTGGCACCCAGAAACACTCTAGCCATGAGGTCAGGCTTGCGGAGTATGGGTCCTTCGATGGCGATCACTCCGATGCCGTCCTCAATGGTGAGCAGCGGGTTTTCAGTGGCCTTCTTGGGGAAAAATTCGCGCTCCGACAGCCCCCGCAGCGAGGTGGCCATGGATTGCAGCGCTTCGGGTTGGATCAGCCATTCGCGGTTTTGCAGGAGGAGCGAGTTCACGCCCCGGTTGGTGGTGTCAACGCGGCTACCGCAGGTCCAGCAGGCTTCCAGAGCATCTCTACCGGAATTCCATATTTTGCAGCCGTCTCAATGATGAGCTTGGCATCGCTGGCGCGGCGTTCGATTTCCTCACCGAAGTCGGCACCGAGTTCTTGGAAGTGGTCGGAGAGCGTCTTGAGTCCCATTTCCACGTCCGCACGGTTCTGCTGGGCTTCCCGTCCGGCGTCCACGGTCACACGCTTGGGCGGCACGGAGGAAATCTTCCACCAGCCTTCGATGGGCGGCAGGAGTTCCCGGTTGATCGCGTCACCAATGACGTAGGTCCACACCGGTTTGATGAGGCGGCGTTCCAGAATCATCTGGCGAAAGGAAAAGCGGCGATCCGCTTTGGCGACGATCAAGCGCACGCCTGCCCCGCCGATCTTGCTCGAATCCGCCGCGAACTCGAACGGTATCACTCCAAGAGCCGAGTCACGCCGTAGGTGTTCCAAGAAGCCGGTGAACGTCGGAGACGGGCGGTTGGATTGGAAGCTCTCGATGGATTCGTCGGGTTTGAGCGCCACCAGCTTGCCGCCCACAATCTTCTGGAGCGTGATTGGATCGCTTGGGTCATTGCCACCTGCTGCGCCACCGACCACGAAGTCGCCGTTGTCATCGAGTTCGCCACGGGCGGTTTTGAGCACGCGGGAAATATCCGCGTTGTCCTTCACCGCGTGTTTTTCCAGCGCCAACAGCTCGATCTCATCGAGGACGTGGTTGATGGAATGCTGGATGGTGGGATGCGACCTCACGCCACCCGCCCATTCAGGCTCGTGGATGTGGAGCATCGAGGCGGATGATAGATCGCGCGAACTGCCATCGTCTTCCAGGGCGCGGTAGAAGATCGGTGCGCCCCAAGCATCGAGACCCACGCCGTCGAGAGTTTCCCTGGAGCCGAACTGGTCGCCGATCCGGTGGGACTCGATCAACTGGATGCGTGGTTCTCCCTCGGCGTCGTGGGTTTTGTGGACGAAGTATTCGCCGTCGATGTCGATGCCCCGGCAGACGAGCGCTTGGCATTCCTCGAACGAAAATCGGCGAGTCACCTCGCAGCGGGCCGACCACAGGGCGAAGTAGGCTTCGGCGGCGCGGTTCCAGTCTGGACTGGCCGACTGGGCCTGCACGCGGATGCCGTCGCCGGTCGAGTAGATGGCCATGTTGGCGACCAGTTCGCGGACGAAGCCCGAGTTCTTGTGGAGGTAGCGCGACTTGCGAACCAATTCCGAGCGCACACCCGGTGTGAGTTCATGCCGAGCGTCCGTGGGTGCAAACCCCGGAACCAATCCACGGCGAGACGACCAGTTGGCAGACTCGAAGGGTGATCCCCATGCCTTGGGGACCAATACCGGCGGCAGCCATTTGAGGGCGAAGGATTTGAGCGGATTCATTTCGGCAGGTATCCGGAGACTTGCGACACGGCGACGGTGCGAGGTTTGCCGTAAGTGGCTGGGTCGAGAATCCGCAGCGCGTGGGCACATTCCTCAAGCACCTGATCGATGGGCATGGTGAACTGCTTGGTGGCAGAGCTGCCCGCCTCGTTCCAGGTCATGAGAGTTTTGCCCTCGATGAGGAATTCCTTCGCCCGCTGTTGGATGGCGAGCACCTCGGAAATCGTGAAGCCGGTGATGAAGAGTCCGCGTGCCATGACTTATTTGCCTTTCCAGGTGGCATTGCGCCCCCGCGTGTCGATGTGAACGAAGCCGGATGATAGATAGAGGCCAAGGCCGCCGGTGAACTTGCCGGCCTTGCGCCATTCGAGCAGCCGGTCATAGACGCGCTGTGGGCTGATGCCGTCGAATGCAATGTCGAGAGCGGTGAACTCAAGATGCTGACTGGACGATGCGCCACCGACCGCCTTGTTGTAGTCGGGCGATCGGTAGGAACTCAGGATGGTGCATGACTTGCCAAACGAATCACGAAGCTCGTCCACGATGCGAAGGGCGGGCACGATGTTTTTCCAGATGCTGCGCGGAGGGAGGCTGTTTTTCGCGCCCTTGCGCTCGCGGGCAAAGTAGTTGGTGAACTCAGCCGCCCCGAAGTTTCGAAATCCCTGGGAAGCAAACCAATCGTTGAACGAGTTCATGGCTTACTTGGAGGTGCGGGGTTCGACGACGATTTCAAATCGACCGTCCGGATGGAGGGTGAGCCGTCCATCTTTGCCGATGAACTCACCAGCGCCCCCGGGCAGCGAACTGCATGAGGCGAGAAACGGGACAGTCAGAACCCCCATTGCCAAACAGAAGAGCCCGATTTTGAACGATTGGTTCGGCTTGCCGTCGTCAAACAGGTCGCCCAGCACGACCACCAGTTCTTTAACGGCGAGCGCGGCGGGACCGGCGGCAAGCAGGTATTTTGCCATCGTCGGATCGAAGAGCTGGGCGATACCCGCCAGATCCAGTGCGGCGAGCGTGGACATGCCAGAACCAAGGAACGTGAGGAAGCGGAGGATGGTGACGGTCTTCATGCACCCTCGTCCGGAGTGTCAACCGGGGCGGCGGCAATGGATTCCCGGCCGACGATCTTGAGCATGGTTGCCCCAACGACCTGAAGACATTCTGCATCGAACAGGTGATTCGGTCGCGAGCCAATCTGCTTCCACATCCAGTGGCCCTTTTCCTTGATCCGCTGTTCGCTTTCGAGCTGCGCAAGGTAGTCGTCGTCGATGTCGTCGGGGACCTCCCAGGTCGGTCCTTGGGCGGGATCCTGGTTGCGGCGCAAGCGTGCGAGCGTGTCTTTGATGTTGAGGTTGCTCCAGTAGTGGACGTGGCAGGACT